TAGCAAGGGCAGACCAAGCTAAACAAATTTTAGAACATCCTCTATATGTAGAGGCTCTAGCCACAGTAAGAGAAGCATTAATACAGCATCTCTTAGATACCAGAGTTGCCGAGGAAGTGGAAAGAGATAGATTGTATATAACAATCAAAGCATTAGACTTAGTGCATCAGCACATACAGTCAGTGCTTGAAACAGGCACACTTGCTGAGAAGGAGCAAGAATTTTTTAATTAAGCGTGAGGAGTAACCAATGGATTCTCAAGAGAACACCCAAGAAGTTGTAAATAATAATAGAGCAGATGCAGGTACAACTGCTGAAGCAAGTAATAAAATCCTTAGTATGTGGGACTCAGAAGAGCAAACCGCAAGCGAGGTAACCGATACCCCTGTTGACGAGGAAGTGGTAGAGGAAACAGAGGAAGCTGAAGAGGTAGAAGAAGAAGCCCCTGAATCGGAAGAGGAAGGACAAGCTGAAGAAGAAACCGAAGAAGAGGTAGCCGAAGAAGAAGAGTTTGATGTAGTAGCGGAAGAAGATTTGAAGTACACTATTAAAGTGGATGGAGAAGAATTAGAAGTTGGTATTGATGAACTTAAAAACGGTTATCAAAGGCAAGCTGACTACACTCGTAAGTCTCAGGCACTAGCTGAGCAGCGTAAGGAAACCGAAGCAATTCAGTCCGAGCGTATGCAACTAGAGCAAGAGAGGCAAATGTACGCTAATGGTTTACAGATGTTGCAAGAGCAACAATCAGCCAAGCTAAAAGACTTTGAAAGTGTTGAGTGGGAATCGTTAAAGGCGGAAGACCCTTATCAATACATGATAAAGAAAGATGAGTACAGAGATGCACAGGAAAGAGTTAACAATTTAGTAGCTGAACAACAAATGGTTCAACAAGAACAAGCTCAGCAAGCCCAACAAGCTAGAGCACATTTTGTTCAACAAGAATATTCTAGATTAGTACAATCCTTACCTGAGTGGAACGACAAAAATTCTACAATTAAGAAAGACATACAAGAGTATGCCACTTCTGTAGGATTTAAACCAGAAGAGATTAGCCAGTTAGCAGACCACCGTAGCGTTCTAATAATTAAGAAAGCTATGGAATATGATAAGCTAACAACAAAGGTTGCTCCTAAAAAGAAAGCGGTTAAAAAAGTTCCTAAAGTACAAAAGTCTGGAAGAGGAAATTCAAAGGAAGATGCAGCTACTGAAGCTATTAAGAAAAAGCGTACAAGGTTACAGAAGTCAGGCAAACAACAAGATGCTGCTTCTGTCTTTTATGATATGCTTTAAGGAGATAGGTAATGCCTACACAATTTAAGACATACGATGCAAATGCAATCCGTGAGGATTTGTCAGATGTCATCTATGATATTTCACCAACGGATACTCCGTTCCTATCCAGTATTACTGGTAAAGGTTCAGTATCTAACACTCTATTTGAGTGGCAAACAGAAGCACTTGCTGCTGCTGTAATTAATAACTACCATGTTGAAGGAGCTGCTGCTGGTACAGCTGCAACTACTGATACAACTCGTGTATCTAACCAAACACAAATTTCTAAGAAAGTTGTTGAGGTTACTGGTACTCACGAGACTGTAAACAACGCTGGTAAAAAGTCAGAACTGGCTCACCAATTAGCAAAGGCTTCTAAAGAGCTTAAGCGTGATATGGAAGGTTCACTACTAGCTGACAATGCTGCTGCTGCGGGTAACGCAACAACTGCTCGTGAGACTCGTGGTGCTGCTAACTGGATTACAACTAATGTTGTAGATGCTGGTACTACTAGTACACACGCTGCTATGACTGAAGCTGATGTTCTTTTGGCTGCTGAAAAAGTATGGACACAAGGCGGTGAAGCGTCTACTATCCTACTTGGTGCAACTAACAAGAAGTTAATCACAGCTATGAATGGTCGTGCTGATGCAATTCGCTCAGTAGCAGACAACAACATGACTATCCAAAACTCAGTTGATGTATATGTATCAGACTTTGGTACTTACAACATCATCATGGATAGATTCTGTGACCAAGATGTTGTATACTTCCTAGACCACGACATGTGGTCAGTTGACTACTTGCGTGATTTCCAAACTGTGGACATTGCAAGAGAAGGTGACTCAGAGAAGAAGATGCTTCTAGTTGAGTATGGTCTAAGATGTGGCAACGAAGCTGCCAACGCTAAGATTAGATACACTACAGGTTAATATAACCAACTACCACCCTAGGCAACTGGGGTGGTTTACATTATGGCAATTGATACAAAAATAATAGCAAATTTAGATGGAAGCCTTACAGTAGCTAGTCAGCAAAATGACAAGGTAGTTAAAAAACTAGCCGAGCTAAACACAAAAGATAAGTTCCATAACAGAAGTACACAATACAAAGGTGATTCAGTAATGTCTCACAAAGTAGCAAGCATACCACTTATTGTGGTAGAACAAATGATGCGAGAAGGCATATGGGGAAACCAAGAAAGAATGAAGGTTTGGATGAACGACCCAGCTAACGCTATGTGGAGAACTACTAAAGGAAAAGTATAATGGCATTAAGTACATTTACAGAATTAAAAGATGCAGTAGCAGACTGGTTAGACAGGTCAGACCTGACCACAAGAATACCAGACTTTATTGCACTAGCAGAAGCTAGAATTAATAGGGAGATACGCATACGCCCTATGGAAGTAAGAAGTACAATGACCACTACAGCAGGCAATCAATATTTTAATCTGCCGGGTGGTTACATACAGATGCGTAACATACAACTAAATACAAATCCTACTACACCTCTTGAGTATATTACACCAGAGATGTTAGATAGGTTATATGGTAGCAGTACAACAGGTAAACCAAGAGCCTATACGCTTATTGGAGACGAGATTCAATTAGCACCTATACCTGATTCAGCCTACACATTAGAAATGGCTTTCTATGAGAAATTTACAGCATTGGGTGATGGTACATCAGGTACAGTCACAAGCAACTGGTTAACTAAGAATGCACCAGACATATTATTATATGGTGCTCTTATGGAAGCAGAGCCTTTTATTAAGAATGATGAAAGAGTAGCAGTGTGGCTAAATGGCTATGGTAATGCTATAGACAAATTACAAAAAGCAGACCAGAGAGATAGACACTCTGGCTCAGCTATGAGAGTAAGAAATATTTACTCTGGAGTTGAAGGCTAATGGCATCTAGCACTTGGTCAGCAGACTCATCAACTTGGTCAGGTAATTCCTATATATGGAATAACAGTACATACCAAGTAACAGCTACTATGACTCAGACTATATTGTCAAAGTCATTACTAGAAGATACTGTATTCCCTAGAGGAGTAACAATAGGTGGTAGTTACGGAATGTCTGGTACAACAGCACATGTTATGCCAGCATCTATTTCACTAGCAAATTCTGGTGATGTAGTAGATAGTGCAACACTAGCAATGCCAGTTAATGGTACAATTGCTGGAACAAGTAACATAAAGAATAATGTAAACTTTCCAGAAAGTGGAACAATGGGTATGACTGGTTCTGCCTCTAGTGACAACACATTCTTATGGAACGATGTAGAGGAAGATACGGACACACTTTGGACAAAGATAAGTGACCCAGATGAATAACACAACAGGAGTATACAATGACATTAGATAATGTAAACATAGGGCTGGCTAACTTTTGGAAAGTTACTTGTCTTGATAAAGATGGCAACATCAAATGGGAAGAGAATAAAAAGAACCTAATTACTACAGTAGGTTTAAACCATATTCTAGATACACAATTTCACGCAAGTACACAAGTTACAACTTGGTACATAGGACTGAAAGGAGCTGGTACTCCAGTAGCAGCAGACACTATGGCATCACACTCAAGCTGGGCAGAACTTGCTGGCTATGCTGGTAACAGAAAAGAGTGGACAGAAGGTGCAGCATCAAGTGGTAGTATGACTAACAGTTCTAGCGTAGACTTTACAATTAATGCAACAGCAACAGTAGCTGGTGCTTTTCTAAACACAGCAGCAACAGGAACAGCAGGTACACTATACGGTGTAGTTGACTTCAGTTCTTCAAGAGCAGTAATCTCTGGTGACACACTACAGGTAACGGTAACAGTAACAGCTGCTTCAGCATAAAGGAGTAGAGAATGGCTTTAGAGGATTTAAC